TATTTTGTGAAGTTCGTTAATATAATTTTCCATTACATGATCACTGAACCATACGGGTCCATCTCTAAAACGAAATTGCATATTAACCCCACCGCAACAAAAACATTGTTAATTCTGTTTCATTTCTAAATCTAAACTGATCGAAACTTCTACGAGCACCGCATCTGTTATCCATACACCATTCTTGTATGGGTTCAAGATCCGACTCTCTGAGACCTGTTTGAGTGATTGATCCGTGATCATAAGAGAGCCTAGCATATATTGTCAACGAGTGTTGGGTATCTCTTTCCCATACTATTTTCATGTGATAACTACACGATTTTTTTCTGCTCTATCGCTGTACAATTTTACACCACGACCTCTAACTAGTTCTGCTGCCGATTGCAGACAACTTTTAAACAACAATTCTAGAGCTTCTTTTGTAATCCATGCTTCACAATCAACTGCATACAGTTCATAATGTCGTTGTTGGTTGACCTTTGCTCTAAACAACATATTCTGTATAATTTGATTTACAGGATTACGAGCAGGTTCTTTGTTGTTGAGGATCCTAAAGGTGTTCTCAACATACCATTGTTCGTATTCGGTAATAGGGACCACGCTCTCGAGTCCTTCCTCACACCAATAAACAAGATATGCATTAGCAGTCATAGAAATTTCATTCTGAAAAATGTTGCCTGCGCTTTGGTGTCAAAATCTAGCCTAGTGTCATCAACCCATTTATTAATTCTGGCATCAAATCCAGTATATTTACGAGAACTAAATCAGTAATTTTCTCTTAAACACCAATGCATACCGGCCGATAGTCGTGTTCAACACAAATTCGGGTAAGTATTTTGTTCCATTCATAATTGGATAGTACTAGAGTCATACTGCATTATAGCAGCAGTTTTAGATTAGGTCAAGGTTCGTATAGCCAACCTAAATTTTCTAGGCGATGTATCCAGGTAAAAATGGGTGTAGTAAACGGCAACTCCCAGCGTCCGTTCCAACCCAGATATGTTGCTGATTCTATAACAGGCTTTTTGTCCGGATAATCTGCAGGATAATCAGGATAAAAAAACCCAGCCCATTTGAACCTATCAAAAGTCATACCTTCGAAACTAACTGCTGTTATTTCTACGGCCATGTCCAAATTTTGGTCCAATCTGCAATCATCATAATTTTTATTATGAAAATAGACCCATAACTTGTGTGTGCCCGGGTCTAACCAAAGATCAAGTTGTAATTTTAGTGTGGCATCAACGACAACCGTATCAATTATCCTGTCGTCGATTCCATAAGAGATTTCTGGTATTGTATTCCACCAATGTGGTTCAAGTGTGAAATCTATTACAGTATCCATACTCTATTAAAAAATCCTTGTATTCTGGATAAAAATCTAAGGCATCCAGAGCAAATGCTTTGTCCCAACGTTTTAGCCATGTTATTAATTCATACCTTAGTTGTTGTACATTTTCAGATTCAGATTGTTTTAACATGGCGATCACAACGTTACACTCATTAACCAACTGTTGCTCCAATCTTGAAGTGTCACGCCCAGTTGTTAGGGTCAACATTTGCGAGGCACCTGTCTGTATTTGATTTCTCACCTGTTCGTAAGATGTTATAAAGTTATTTCTTATGTCAGCAGGCAATACATCAATTGCCAGGTAATCCGGACTGATAAGTGGAGTGCTCTGAATACTAATTTTATTGTTATAAGCGAATTGTATGTACTTGTAATAATTGTTTACATTTAACAACTGTGGTACACTACGCAAAACCACATTCAATTTATTAGATCTATACTTTAGCAGTGTATGAAGGTTCTCAAGTACTTTTTCTGTATCACTACCCTGTCTAATATAATGATTGTTAGCTTCAATACTTTCTAGACTTATTTCAATATCAGCCGATCTAAAAAAAGACAACTTGTCTAGAATTTCTTTATCTATTAGAGTACCATTACTGACAAAACTTAAACTAAGATTCTGGTAGTTTTTTTCAATCAACCAATCAATAAATTTATAAAATTTTTTATTATAAAGAGGTTCCCCTCCCATAATGTGTATTCTATTTAAATTAGGAATACTTGCAATATTTTCTAAAAATTGTGCATACAACTGATCTGAATCTGTCCAATTTGATTTTTGATTTTGTGTAATTTGCCATTTTTGGTAATAATGGGCCACACGACTGCTTGCACTTGGAAAACACATTTTACATGCCAAGTTACATTCGTTACCAAAATCAACATGTAAATCAATGGGTAATTTATCAGTTTTGCCATCAATCAAAGATGCTTGAAATTTGCTGTTCCAGGGACTCTGGGTATAACTTTTTTCAAAAGCCTGTTTGGTAAAAATTGCTACCTTGTAATTTTCTTTGATTCTGCGACTTTCGTGCCCAAAGCTTTCTTCTTGATAACAACCTTGGCATTCAGGTAATTTGTCGTCGCCAAAAATACGCAATCTAAAATCACGCATTGCTTGACTGTTATACCATTCAATTATTGTTGTGTCAGATAGGTTTTTCTCTGGACCTCGTGGTTTTGTTCTTTCCGAACAACATGCCCCATGGGTGCCGTCCCAGTACATGTGAGAATTGTGCCAAGGCACGGCGCAGAAAATATCTTTATTGGCCATTAGTCAATAATGCAAAAATTAGCCCAGTTAGCTCCACCTAAACAGATCCAACCCAAAGGTCCACCTGGGTTTGGGTTGGTATTCCAGATCACATGGCACCTTTCACTTACAAAGTTGGGCGGAGTGTTTGATGTGGTAAATTGCATTGCACCCACTTTTAAATGATCAATTTGAGCAGATCCGTCATCGTGTAACACAATATTATCTTTATTGTTCGCAGTTAACACTAATTTTTGATGTCTAGATGTTCCAAGCATGCCAACATCACGAGATTTTTTCTTTGCAACAATTTCAATTTCATCGTCCCAAACACTCAAAGCAGCCGAAGGTTCAATGGTATTGATCCCTACACGTCTAGGAGTAACATACAATGTTTGAGCCAATAAACTTTCACCTCCTACTCTTAATTCGCGTAATTCACCTAAAGTTTGAAGATTACTGTTAACTATTCCAGCACCAAGAGAGTTAGATTTAGCAACTTCTTGACCATTTATTGTAATTTTTTCAAGATCTAAACCATCTTGTTTGATACGATCAAAAATTAACGAACTGTAGCTATTAAACAAAGTATGATCAAGATTTGTAAGAGTGTTTGTAGTTGTACTTGACACAAGCTTTCTAAAAAATTCTGTGTCGTCGGGCACTGTGCCATTGACTACGAACTCTCCATTAATAGTCATTGATCCTTGAACCGTCAAATCTTTAGTAAGTAAATTGTTTTCAATTACTGTGTTGTCATCCAATATAGTCAACGCTACCTGACTAGCTCTATCGTCTATTCCGGTACTGCTAAAATTTTCTATGATGCCGCCGGAAATATTATCACCGGTAATTTTTAAATCTAGTAATTTCAGTGCAGTTGGATCAATGCTATTAGTAGGGAAAACAAATTCAGTCATTCTATCTGCCACTACCGTTATTACTGAATCAGTAATAGCTTTTTGAAAGTCAATAGTTGCTAAACGTTGTTGGACTTGAGCTTCTACTAGAGACTTGGTTTGTTCTTGAGCAGATTCAATTGTTTCGTTTATTTTTACAACTATTCTATTTTCCAATCTTTTTGGATCAACAGTATAGTCATTTACTCGTCTTTCGAATGCCGCTGTTGCTGCCTGTTGAACATGAGAGGCAAAATCGTATCCTGCCAATCTGTTTTTGATAGCCGCACTGATAACGCTATCTACCCTTACCATAACATTGGAAGTAATATCAGCAACTAATCCTTCGACTATTTTTTCTAAATGTGTGTTAAGATCCATTATCAAATCGAATACTAATTACATGCTCGTAATTTTTCTTGATTAAACTTTTATACATTAAATTTTTGTGTACGGTAAACCCTGTTGCTCCTGCGTCATGACCAAATTTGGCCAATTGTTTAAAGAACATAGCTCTTCTAGCATATGGACCACGTACAGTCAACTGGTTGTTGCTTATTTGATAATTATAAGTTTGCCAGTTGTTTCTGTCGGTTGCATTATACTCATGAAATTCCAAGAATATATTGTTAGATCCATTATTTTTTATCAAAGCCGGAATTGAAAATTCACGATCTTTAAAGTCTTGATTTTTGTAATCTCTACATGTAGTTATCACATATTCTGTGGCTAGATTGCAAATTTCCGACACCCGGATTCGTTGTTCATTATCATCAGCCGAAAAAGTTAAATATTCGTCAAGCGCAACAACTGAATCAAATACTTTTTTGTATTGCTCTAGCTTGTCCTTGTGTATGTAATTGAATTTGATTCCATAGTGTTGTAGGTAATCTTGAACTTTTTTTGATATTTCCGTTGCGTAAATATCTTTAGTCTTATCTACCAAGATTGCAGGATTGAATCCTATATACAACACAGTTCTAGGCACATAATTGTGAAAAAAGGCAATCTCTTCTATAATTTCCTTTTTTCTTCTTAGTACTTCTGAAGGTTTGCTGTGCATCAAAAAAGCGTCTAATAAACAATCAGTATAACTTTCAAAACTCATGATAACCTTTTTTATTCTTAGTTAGTTATTTATAGAGTTTGGCGTACTAAGTCTAGTGTTACACAATGAAAACCGCCTCCTAATGTACGACTATGGCGTAATTCTAACGGGATGACCGTAAACTTATAATTTTCTAAAATATTCATTAAATTAGTTTGGTGTCGATCAACAATAACCGTGTCAGGATCTACTACCAACATGTTCAAGGCTATCCATTTACTTGCATATGGATATTGATAAAATCCTTGAGCTACCACATCGTCTACCCAAACGACTTCCCAATCATCAAAGATATTAGGTAAATTATCCATATTAACTCTGCTAGCATTTACCATTACAAGACCTTCGCGCAATGGTACTATAGTACTATCAATATGTACTCCAGAATAAAATTTACATATTTCAATTTTGACGTCAGGAAATCGACTCATTAGCCAATGGGCTGCACGATAATTTCCGCTGGCACTTTCTAAGTATAACATTTTATCATTGAGACGTAAGACGTTTGCAGCATCTAAGACTAATCGTTCGTTGCGCGGCATGCGATGTACTGTATCAGCACGATATATAATGTCTTCAAGTGCTTCTGATTCCATGTCTCTACAAGGATACATCATGGCTGGATCAACTATGGTGCTACCATGTATTAGTAATCTATCTCTAGGACAATACCCATACATGCCGCCACGTTCTTGATAATTGATCGCTTTGGGTCTATGCACGATAGCGCCGCACATCTCTAATGTGGCAGCAAGGGCATCTAAATCTTCGTTAGCTTCGTCAATGATCCAATCAGGAACTGGACCACTAGGAACCGGAGTTTCTGTCCATGTGGTCTTTTGGCTTTCTTGAGCAAATACAGGATCATCGCTAGGCCAGTTAGCAAAGTCCGCTCGACCAACTACTACTTCCTTTAAAGGATCCCATTCATTATAACTATGAATCATATATGTCCAGTAACTTGCAATGTATATCTAGGAGTCATGCCCAAGTTGGCAGCAATGTGTGGTGCATTCCATGACCACATCAAGGTAAACCCAGTGATCCAATTGGTATAAGGCACTCCGTCACATTCGGCGTAATGTCCTGATTGCCACGGTTCTAAAAATACTACAGCTCTACGTATATTGTTTTCCTGTCCCTGTAAATCAAATAATTCAATGTATCGCTTGTAAGTGTCAACATGCTCGGGCAGCGAGCTTCCAGGATCCATACGATAATAACTGGTTCCAATATTTTGCCAGCCAAGGGAGATGAAAAAATCTATAAACTGTTGGTTCCAACTTGGTTGTGGTTGACGCATATCACACATCCACCCACCAAATGGGCCTGTAAAGCCAGCATCTTCCCATTCAATTTGTGTACTAGGGTCGTTGAATTTTTCTTTTATATAATTTAAACTTTTATATTCATCGTCCCAAAATGGGGCGATATTAAAGTATTCTTGTGTTGCCATAATGTATTACGTCATAAAGATTACTATCTATAGGATATTTGCGCCATGGGTCTACTATAATACTACCTGGATCTATTTTGCAATAAAATTCTTGGCCGCTTTGTGTACCGGTGTATCCGTATGTGATTTCTCTGTTATGTGCTAAAAATACAATCACCGGAACATTTTGAAATGGCGGATTATCTCCGGTTAACGGATCAATATAAAAATATTTTGCCTGTAATTCATCAAGGTAATGACCCATTAGTAAACTATAACTGCCATCACAATAGTCAACATCTGGTTTGTATGCTTTTCCCATGATAAAGATAGGTAAATTTTTTTCTACTTGAATTCGTTTTAGGAATCGAGCCAAATTTCGTGCTTGTTGTTCTCTGGCATGCATGACTGTATCAAAAATATCATACCCAAGATGTAAATTTTCTGCTAACCATCGCAACGCAATATTATCTCTAGGATGACAAGGACCTGCATCTCCCATTCCGGCTCGCATATATTTTGGACTCATTATTCTGATTGTGCTATTCGCTAACGCATCAGTAACTACATCAACATTGATGTTACCGTTTTTCATGGCAACATCTTGAATCATATTAACTAGACCAATTTTGGTACTAATAAATGTGTTATAAAATATTTTAATTGATTCTGCTTCATCCCATGTGCCTACAACATAACGGGGATTGTTTTGCATTAAGGGTTGGTAAAAATCTATTAACTGTTCTGCATCACCAGTTTCGCTACCATCTTCGGTGCCTACAATAACCATTTCGGGATTGATCATATCCCACTCTACGCTGCCCATGGCAATAAGATACGGATTGTAAACAAATCTGGCATTGGTTATACACGGACGTAGTTCTCTCCGCACAGTGCCTGGAAGCACAGTGGATATAAGAACAACCAGTTGATCGGGACTAGCCCATGCATCAATTTCTCGTAATACATTTTTTACTATGGTATAGTCAAAGTCTTTGTTTGGTAGGTGTGTGATAGGTTTGGATCCATCATAATCCGGATCATGCGGAGTCTGTACAGCCACAAATACGATATCTTTACCAACAACTGCACCACGCAAATTGTCAGATATTTTAATCTTACTGCTAGACTTTGGGTAAATATCATAGCCAGTAACACTGTAATGATCTGCCATTGCTTCTGCACAGGGCATACCCAATTTACCAATACCAATAAATCCAATTTGTTTCATTCATGATTTCCTATACTAATTTTAAACTGTTTTTAGAACAGCATCTATTAGAGCCTCTGTTTATCATACCTCAATTTTATTTTCCAAATTATTCAACGGATGTTATAAATTTCATCGATAATACATGCAATCCAACATATTCATATGATTTTAACGGCAACTGTGTTTTTTGGTATGAAGAGCCTCTTAACCTTAAAGATCTAACTGATTTGTCCAATGTTAATCTTAATTATGGTACCAACGAGTGTAGAGATTGGCATGATTGTGAATTTCCGGGACACGGACCAATTATATATGATGTAAATTTAAAAATTTTTGCCAATTCAGAAAAAAGCAATCTTAAAAAACAATGGTTAAAAAGGAACAAACCATTCTTAGATTGGTATTTCTTTTTTCACGGATTTGCAGCACTTGATTGGTTTAGAGATTTTCAATATATACAAAATGTAAACAATTACCGAATTTCCAAAGTATTTATCTGTCTTAATCACCTTATTAAAGATAACCGAAGTTACAGAATGTTATTGCTTTCTATGCTACAAGAAAATCGACTGTTGGATCATGGCATGATTTCGGCACCATTGTTATCCCAATCTATTATAAAAGAGGAAATTTTTAATAATGTTTACTCAAGATTATCTAGTTTTGGTAAAAAACATGTGATGAAAAATTTATGGCCTGTTGCTGAATCATTGGTCATTGATGATGTTAACTACAACTCTGCCAGTGCTGAAATTCCTACATATTATTATAAGGCATTATGGAGCATTGTTACTGAAACTAATTTTTACGACGATAAATTGCACTTAACTGAAAAAATATTCAAGCCTATTGTTACCAAAAGACCTTTTATTCTAGTGTCGGCTCCGGGCAATCTTGAATATTTAAAATCATACGGATTTCAAACCTTTGATAGATGGATCGATGAAAGTTATGATCAGGAAAGCGATCCCGATCAACGCCTAACCATGATAGTCAAAGAAATTAAAAAATTATGTAATCTGTCAACAGTGGAACTTCAAAACATGCATAACGAAATGAGTACAATTTTAGAATACAATCACAGACATTTTTATACAAAATTTAAAAAAATAATAATTGACGAATTAGTTGATAATTTTGAATCTTGTATTAAAATATATAATTTATCATTGAGCGAAAGATTCAGATTACCGGTTGAACTAGTAGATTTTGATCGCGTTAAACGAAACTTACTAAGCTGATTTTTCTACCATAAGTTGTTCAAATATTTCACTATCAATGAAATTATTTTCCAAAGTATTAAATCTTAATGAGGCGTTTATTCTTAATTTTGAATGATTGCATCTGGGAGCGTGAGGCACAGCAATGTTTATCCAATGTGATTTATTTGCATCACATGATCCAATTTCTTTAACATTGTTCTGTATACATTTTACCGCAACTGCCGCGCTGACTTTGGTAACTTCTCCGATATAAGACGGCATTTCGTCGTTGTCGTCGGGAATTGAATCATACCATACTGTTTTTGAACCAGCACAATTTAGAACAGGAATATTTAATCCAACATTCATAAATTCTGTATCATAATAATCGATATGTATAGGAAAATATTTGTTTTCGTTTACAATAATAAAACCTACACTTATTAGCGATTGTTTAATTTGCATTCGAGATAAAATCTCACTCAAAGTTGGTAAATTGCAAAGTGTTTCAAAAAACGAATCTCGAAAATTTATATGCATAAATTGGGTGCCCAAGGACAAAAAATCAGTATTATTTTGCTGGCACCATTCTTTTAAGAATCCCAATAATTCAAGTTGAATTAATTTAGTTTCTTTTATACTCAAATTGGCAGGTTTATATAACCAAGTTGGAATTTTACTCATAGTATACATTTTTTATCGAATGAGCCATCATCAATCATTTCAAAGATTTTTTTATCAAATCTCAATGAAGAGTTAACTCTTAATCCAGATCGCATGGTAATTGCATTATGCGGTTTAGTTACATTTATCCAATGGGGCGTATTGGCGTTACACCTATCAATCTCGATGGCATTAGAATTATTACACGGAATGGCAGTAATAAACCATTTTGCTTCCATTATATAGCCATTAAATGCGTCATGATATAAAATTTCTGCGTCATACCATGCTGTATGTGAATCCTCGCAATTGAATACAGGAATGTTTAATCCTATGCTCATAAATCCTTCGTTAATTGTATCAACATGTATTGGATAATTGTTATCATGGCCGACTACAATCATGGCCAAGGATAAAAAGCTATCAGCAAGTCCAAATTCTGTCAATTGTTGCATTAAAAAGGGGCAATTGTCAATGACATGTTTTGTTGGCGCAGGAATTACAAAATGACTTTTGATGGAATTGAATGGAGTACCGTTAAATTTATATTTAAAAATTTGTAGTAACTCGTTACGGATTTGCGGATATATAGTTTGATTAATTTTGGCTGGTTTATATAACCAGTCCGGAGCTTTGTAGATAGTCATTGAGCATAGGATAAAATTAATTGTTTCATGTCATGGATTCTCGTTCGTGTAGTGTTGCTGTTTAAAACTACAAATAGTTTTTTTTGGTTATTAATTATCACGCTCATAACTAAACAGCCGCCACTGGCTCGAACATAACCAGTTTTACTTACAATTACGTTATATTTAGCGACCAGTGGATTTGTGTTGTTAAATTTCCACTTAGTAATTTTTCTTTTTTTGTGATTTACTAGCTCGCCTACCAATTGATTACTGGCATGCACGATTTCTGGATAACGCTCTGCTGCCAGTAATAATTTTATTAGGTCTCTAGGAGTACTCACATTTCTATTATCTAATCCTGAGCTATCTGCGAATCTTGTATCACGCATGCCTAAAATTTCAGCCTTGCGATTCATATCTTCGATGCATTTACTATATCCCCGGTGATACAGTTCGCACAGCAAATTTGCAGCTTGATTGTTTGATTGAATTAATGCTAAATCAATCAATTGAGATTTATTAACAACAATGCCTTTGAATCTTTTTTTTATTGGATCATTAAGATTCTCGTTTGCGTCTAGTATAACCATCACTGTCATGAGTTTAGTAATACTAGCAATAGGCTGTTGTATTTCTATATTTTCCGATTCTAATATATTACCGTTGCCATCAGCAATCAACCACGATTTTGCTAAAATATTTGAAGGAAAAACAGGACTGCTTGCAATCATTATGATTGCTGTTAATAGAAAATGTTTTATCATTTATTGCCAACCAAACGATACAAATCGTTACGAGGAGTATTGTTGGCGCTCATATCAACTATATAAGAGCCAACAGATTTTACATCATTGTAAACAATTTTGTTGTCTTTGTCAACGAACCAATGATTTATAATGTTAAATAAAGCAGTTTGGCAATCTAATAGTCCAAAAGTATAAATTTTGTATACAGGTTGTTCCAACATTTCATATTTTTGTCCAGCCGGGTCGTTAAACTCAGTTACTGAATATACAGGAACCTGTCGTTGACGAATATTCAATGAAGCTTTGTGTACATACAATTGAAATATATTAGATTGTGCCGCTTGCTGCCAAACAGCTTCATTGTAAATAATTTGATTGTTTTCTGTAATTGACAATTGAAATTCTTGTGCCTTTGATCCAACAGACAGGATTGTTAAAAATGCAAATATTATTTTTTTCATCAATTAACCTCGTTCGTGTTGTATGTCTTCGATAAATTTTTCTATGACCAAAAAACCTATCAAACATAATATAATTGCAAACAAGCTACCTTGACCAATCGCCAGAGTTGTTGCTATCCAAAAGAATATTCTTAGACCTAAAGTTAAAAAATCAACTGTATTCATTTATGATCTCCACCACGTCATTTATATGTAGATTAAGAGACTTAGCAATAGCTAGATATGAAAATCCTTGTTTATGTAATTCTAATACAGCCTTAACTACTCCTGGATTTGTCATTTTTTTCTAAGTGTCTTATTATAATTTCTTCTACTACAGTTTCGGGATATCTAATTCTTAAACAAATGTCCTGTACACTGTAATTATGTTCAAAATGCATTCTAATAACTAGACCACTGTTGGCCTTGAATGTATATTTAACTTGATTATTTTGGATCACAATCTATCCATTTTAAATTATTGTAATGTTCATAAGGCCACGTGCCTTTGGGAATCAAACAACGTCCTAGTTCAGGACTTACTTCCATTCTCACTTGTACCACTGCCCAACTCAACCAAATAGCGTACACGGTACAAATAATAGCTATGCCGTATTTGTAAGCATTGCATTTAATATGTTCAATTCTTCTTTGCCTTTTATTTGCTGCTATGGAATCACGTGCTCGCTGTAATTGTAAAGCTATGGCCTGCTCTTTCTGTATACGTTCCATCATGGCTTCGGTTCTGGTATACAAATCTCCCAATTCTGGAGGACATTGATATACCATAATTTCTCGTAACTCTGTCTGCATGGCCTGTAGTCGACTTAGCATCAACACACGCTGTAATGCTCGTTTGCCAATACTTGTGGAGCCAGTGTAAACGTCATAGGCATGTTTTTCTTCCTCCTCAAAAATTGCTTTGCAATAAGCGTAATTTTCAAAGTATGTGCCTAATTCTTCGCCGATTTGTGTGTAGACATCATCGGGCTGTTTTTTGCTGAGCTCGATGATGCGATTCTTTTCCTGTATGTACTGATTCTTCTCAGCAACAGTAGGTTTACGGTCTCTGAACTTTTCGCCAAACTGAGCGTCCAGATCTGCAATGATGCCTTTAACATCGCCTGCTGCGCTGGCTATTTCTTTGTATAATTCGCAGCCTTTTTTTACGGCTTGTACAGCACCATTAGCCAGGGCAAATAGTGTTAGTGGATCCATAGCTCGGACCCATCACTGGTACAGCTCGTTACAGCTAATTGGTTCAATTTGTGTTTCCGTTATTGTGTTATTGAAGAACCAATACTAATCGAACTTAGTAATACTTACCAATAAGCGTATAAAAATTTATTACTAGATAACTGCTACATTCTGCGCGGGGGAGTAACTGGTGCAGGATTAGGCGGATGTTTAGGAGGACGATGTGCGAACCAACTCATAGTTCAAATCCTTCAGTCATAAAAAAACCTGGAATTTCCAGGTTATTTGTAAATTATTCTTGTTCCGATTGTAGCACCTTGTTTAAGTGGACTCTCATCTGGTATATAAATGCGTTTTCCAACTCCTACCATACAATATTCGTTGGTGTTTAAATCATGTAGGAACCAACTAGTAGTTTCTGTTTCAAAATTAGCATAGACCAAGTTAACAGTTTGTTCGTTAGGGGATTGCGTAGCCATAATCAACGTTTCGCCATATTTGTCCATGGTAACTTCAACATCTTCAAAACTACCACACATCATTTGGATTTTTCTAGGTCTTGGTTCAGCTGTAGCTGCCAGCGCAATAGTGGCCAGTAAGATGGCAGTTAAAATTTTGTTCATATAGTATATATCATTGTGGTAGACAATGATAAAATACCCGTATTATACTTCTTCTTTATAATCAAATCTACCACAAACTATGTCATAAAATTCGTCTAGTTCTCCGCCCCACTTGCCTTTAAGGTAAGGGCGTAGATCGTGACACAGCTTGGCGTTTTTTTGTTTGTTAGCTTGGACAAATGTATTGTGAAGTTTCTTCCAGTGATCTAGTCGTACTACTTCTTCTAATGGAATTTGATCGCCCGGGACTACACAAAATGTTTCTAATATTTGTCCTTCTACATCGTGTGGTTCTAGTTCAAGAACTGTATATCTTTCACTGAGCTCTTCGGCTACTTGTCTGTTAAAAATAATGTCCATTATCGTTTTTTAATCCCTACTGTGTTGTATATATGCTGCACAGCTCGAGCTTGATAATAACAATCAATCAAGGCGTTGTGAGCACCATGCCTGTTTTTGTCTCTAGGATCACCGTGTACACTGAACAAAGTACGACTGTCTCTAATCTGCCAAAATTGCCAGGGAGTCGGGCGACCAAATTGTCTGTATAAATCCTCTAGTATGACAATATCAAACGCCGGTCCTTGGCACCAAATGTTGTCTACTCCAACCAAAAAGCGATTGAGTTGATCTAACATTTCGTTAACAGCTATGCGCCCTTGGATGCCCATGGCTTCTTCTCTGACTTCGTCAGTTTGTGTGCCCCACCAGGTCACAGTTTCATCTTGAACGTGTCTATCCATGGCCAACTGTTCATCAACATCCGGCTTTAAATATAAACCTCTAGTCTGATCTACATCCGACTCCCAGGGATTAAACTTTACTGCACCCATTGTGAGGATAACCGACCATGGCCTGGTGCTCAGCGTTTCGATGTCAACCATTGCATCCATTATTGACTCCCTACGGCTCTATCAGCTTCGGCCGCTGCTACTCTACGACGCAAACTGCTTGAGCTAAATGAATGATCGCGTTTGTTATACACCAGTTCAATTCTACGATTGTTACACTCTTCTGCGCCAGTGAAATGTTTGTCTGCATACTCAACGCCTAGTATACGCACATCAATGGGCAGGGTCAAAAGAATATCAACTAGGTCTTGCTCAGTTTGATATACAACCACTTCATCCACATAGCGGCATGCTGCCAATTGAATCTGGCGCTCAACGACACTTTGTACTGGTGGATTCTTCGTATCCGGACGGTCAAGTGTGGGGTCGGTTTGCAGCCCCGCAATAAGATAATCGCAGTGATTCTTAGCCTCTGCCAACATTGCCACGTGTCCGGCGTGAAATAAATCAAAAGTCGAAAAAGTAATCCCAATCTTAAGTCCTTTGTCCTTAAGCTCACGAATTTTATTGAATATCATTTAAGAGGCTGGTTCTAATTTTATGTTGAGTGGAAAGCCATTGTTCCTAGCTAGCAGAGTAGCCTCTACACCTTTTTGTTCGGCAATTTCATATGGTAGTGTGCTTACTACACTTGATCCTTCTTCATGAATTTTCAAAGTTATCTCATATGCAGTTTGTTCGGTATGATGGAAAATATTTTTCAAACTTTCAACAACAAATTCCATAGTGGTAACATTGTCATTGAGATAGATAACATTAAACAAACTGGGTGGCTGAATGTTTGTTTTGGCTTGAATACGTGGTTTTACTACAATATCTGTTTTGCTCATAGTCTTGTAGGTGAAAGTAGGGGGAGGAATCCCCCTACTTTTATTATATTACTTAGCAAAAGTAATTGCAATCTTCTTGGGTTTTTGTTCTTCAGGAACAATATGTTCAAGGCTGACTGCCAGGATACCGTTAATTACTGTAGCACCCTTGACTTCTACATTGTCGGCCAAAGTAAAATGGCGAGCAAATGTTCTTGCACTAATACCGCGATGCAGGTATTCGTACTCATCTTTTTGCCGTTGTTCGCCATGAATCGTGAGAACATTGTCTTTGTATTCAATGTCCAATTCGTCTTCACTAAAGCCAGCAACTGCAAGTTGGATAGCATAATGATTTTTGTCAATTTTTACAATATTGTGTGGTGGATAATTGTCTGCCTTGCTATTGGCAAAGGTGCGTCCTAGTTCATTGAACAATCTATCAAACCCAACTGCGTGACGATGTAGTGTAGGTAAATCAAAAGTAC